TGCCCCGCCATTTTTTTATAGGAGGAGTCATGGAAACTTTTAAATTCAAAGTAGTAGTATTCAAGGATAACGATCCTCGTCGAGAAGAAATTGCTTCTAGGCCTATTACTGTTACCGTTCATGATAAGGTAGGAGAGGACTTGAAGAATTTCCATGATAAGGATATAGAGAAGGAAGCCGCTGAAATGATCCTTGAGAATATCAAGCTATAGAGGTGAGCGTAGGCTGAGTCAGGCAGACTCCAAATCTGCCCTGCAAGAGTTCGAATCTCTTCACCTCTGCCAAGGGTGAGTAGCTGAGTTGGTTTAGCGCCTGACTGTTAATCAGGAGTACGTTGGTTCAAATCCAACCTTGCCCTCCACTTATGCGCTACTTATGCGCTAGTAGCCAGTCCTTCCCTGCTGGTATAATAATCTCGGTTGAATAGCCGTACTAGCGCTCCATTGAGGCATAGCTCAGTCTGGCAGAGCATTCGGCTGATAACCGAAAGGTCGATGGTTCGAATCCATCTGCCTCAACCAAAGGCAGTATATCCAAGAGGCAAGGCGACTGACTGCAAATCAGTTATGATTCGTGGGTTCGACTCCCACTACTGCCTCCAAAATCATAAATACCTCACTTAATTATATAAGTATAAGTAGTAAATATAATTATGTGAGGATTTTTTATGGCAATTCGTTATGATGACTACGTTAAACGTCCTAACCAAGAGATAGAATACACCCCTGAATTAATGCAAGAGTTGATGAAGTGTAAGAACGATGTTCTTTACTTCTGCCAGAACTACGTCAAGATTGTTACCCTTGATTATGGTGAAATACTCTTCGATCCCTATGAGTATCAGCTAGAAACAATCAAATTACTAGATAAGAATAGATTTTTTATCGGATTATGGGCAAGGCAGAGTGGTAAAACTACAATCGTAGCGGCCTATGCGCTCTGGTATGCGATCTTTCACGCTGATAAGAACGTTGGTATAGTTTCTAATAAAGAAACGTCTGCAAAGCGAATCCTGGACGCTATGAAGCGAATGTATGAGGGATTACCAGTATGGCTGAAACCAGGAGTCACAGAATATCAAAAAACTTCCGTACATTTCGACAATGGAACTAACTTAATCATCTCTGCTACTACTAGTGATGCGTTTCGTGGTTGGCCTATGAACATGGTGATCTGCGACGAATTCGCATTTGTACCTGGAAACCAAGCAGAAGAGTTTTGGGCTGCTAACTATCCTACCATTTCATCGTCGAAGAAGAGTAAACTTATCATTATCTCTACTCCTAACGGTATGTTTAATATCTTCCATAGGATATGGGTACAAGCAATAGCTAAAGACAATGCTTTTTGCGCTCAAAAGGTTGTATGGGATAGAGTTCCTGGACGAGATAAGGAATGGGCGAAGCAAGAAATCTCAAATATGGGTACGCAAGCATTCAATCAGGAATATGCTTGTAAGTTCCTTGGATCTACTAACACCGTCATACACCCCGAATGCCTCCGCACCCTGATGAGCATGTATGATGATCCTATCTTCTATGATCTACAAGATAGATTGAGCCTATGGGAGAAGCCAAAGGAAGGCGCTAGGTATGTTATGGGAGTTGATCCAGCTAAAGGTACAGGAGAGAACTACTCTGGTATCCAGATCATGCGTATTAACTCAGTTACTCCTATAGACATGGAGCAGATAGGAGTATTTTGGGATAACTTAACAGATGTTTACGAGTTTTCACAGATAGTTAACAAACTTTCCTACTACTTCAATGATGCCTACATTATGTGCGAGAATAACGGAGAAGGAGCAGCAGTAATTAGTCAGCTATGGTGGACTTTTGAGAACGAAAACCTAGTCAACTCTGGAAGTAAAGAGAAAAGTTTAGGTGTTAGGTCGCAAAAAGATACCAAACCGAAAGCAGTACTTCTAATGAAAAAATTAATTGAAGATGGTAGCTTGAGGCTACATGATAAGGAAACCATCGAAGAACTAGGTTCCTTTATAGAGGAGAAGAATAAGTTTTTTGGTAAAGACAAACCAGATGACTTGGTATGTGCTTTGTTTTGGGGTACTTATCTCTTTAATATGAATATACTCGACGAGGATTGGCAGTTTAAAGAAGGTAAGATGGACGAGAATGACGCCTGGGGTATCTTATCGGATATAGAAGATGATATTGATGATTGGAGTTGGCTAACAAAATCGTCACTTTGGGATTAAAATATATAAATAGTATTGAAGGACTATATTTTATGAGATTCAAGAAATATCTAGAAGATAGAGTTACTAAACAAGATCTAACTAATCTTGAGAAGTATGCTGATGCGCTATTTAAAGCTCTCAATATAGATATAGAGTTCACAAAGCATTTCATAGAAAGAGTAAACGATCCAAGAAATAAGAAGCAAATAACATTTACAGAACTAGTACATCTATTCAGACAAACTAGAAAAAAGCATGGTGGCAAGATTGCAGATCTACCAGACGGAGCGCAAAGAGTCATTCATGATATGATGACTGATATCAATGTGCCATTCGTTCTTAATTACGATAGAAGAAATCAAGAGATAGATTTAATCGCAAAAACAGTAATGCGTAAGAAGAATTTTAAATCGACTTCTCCGAAAATGAATATAGGATAACTATGGATATAACAGATAAATTAGAACTCTTCGAAGGAAGAAGAATTACTGGCAAGTCATTAGGTATCAAATATACTGGAGCGAGATCTTATGCACGCCAAATGAGTGCTTTTGATGGAGGTAGAAGTACTACTCCAAAGAAAAAGTATCCTAAGATCAAAGCGAGTAATGCCAGTGAATTTGACTTGCTTAATGGTATCAGATTAGGATTAGAAATCCGTAAAGGTAATGACTTCTTCTTATCTGTAGCTGGATTTGATAGAGTATCAGATAAGCAACTCGCAGCAGCTAAGAAAATTTTAATGTCAACTCCTCTTATGAAGAAGTTAATCAAGATGGCGAAGTCTATGACTTGGCAAGAGGCATTGACTGTACAGGCTGAAAAGATAAAGAATAAAGACTTGAAGGATGCGAAATACTTATCATTTGTATCCTCTCCATTACATTGGGATTTATTAAGGACACTATAATGAGATTAAAAAAATATATAGGAGAAGGTAGAGAAGAGGCAATAAAGTCAAAACAATCCGAGTTCAAAAACTTGGGTCTTACTTTTCATCCTAAATGGGAAGATTTTGTTAAAAAGAACATGAAGGTAATAAAATCAGAAGAAGATAAGATCAAAAAAATCATGAACAGTATCACAGGTCAGAGAAATCAAAATAAATATTTCAAAAGAGAAATGAAAGATTTATTAAATAAAATGACTGGTTTATGGGGAGCTATGAAATAATGGCATTAGACATTAGACAATCTAAGGCAGACTTAGCAGAGAGAATAAAAAGACGTTTAGGATATCCTATAGTCAAAGTAGAACTAGATACGAAACATCTCTATGATGCTATTGACTATGCAAGGGATAAGTGGGTCAAGTGGGCTGTTGGGCAAGCGACACAAGAGACATTCTTTACTTGTCTACTTTCTGCTGGTGAGAATTTCTATGACTTGCCTGTCGGTGTTGTGGATATAGTAGATGTTGATGATAGTGGATCACAGTGGGGAATCAATACTCTCTTTACCATCGATAATTTTTTATTCTCAAGAGGTGTATACGATCCTATATACTGGACTGGAGGTTATGGTTATAGTCTTGTATCTTATCATATGGCAAGAGACTTTTTAAAAACCGTTGATAGATATACTCCATCGGTCTATAACTACAAATATCATCCATACACTAATCAATTAGAAGTACATCCCGTTCCTCCTTGTGGTAATACTTTAGAAATTCCTACAGGTGGGAGTGCATGTGATAATACTCTTACTACTACTACTGTTGACTCTCCTGGTTTCGTTCTGCTGCGTACATACATGATGGAAGGTAGTCATTATTCAGGTATGCAATCAGATAACAGATTAGCTACTCCCTGGAAAAGGGAAGAGAATAGTCTACATTCGGGAAGTCGAAACGATCATTTTTTTACTTCCGATTGGATCTTTGACTATGCTCTTGCAGAGTGTAAGATAACTCTAGGAATGATACGAAGAAAATTCGCTGGCTTTACTTCTATTGGAAACGAGGGAATAACAATGGATGGTGAAGTATTAACCTCAGAAGGAAAAGAAGAGAAAGCCGCACTCGAAGAGACATTAAGATTAGAAGAAGTTTATGAAGGATACCCAATTTTATGGGGATAACGGAGGAAATATGACTGATTTAATAGATAAATACTTAGGTGAAGCAAAGATGAACTTGACTAACTTGGCACTAGCAACGATGATCAAGAAAAATTATGGAAAGACCATTACCATCGACAAGTTATCTCATGAGCTATCTGTAGCTAACATTCATCCTGATGATCATATGCCAGATGTAGAAGATGCCTTAAATCGCATCGGCGTGAAGATAATTCCATCTTGGTCTACCAAGAAAACAAAGGTAGGAGACAAGTCTAAACGGAAGAGCATCAAAAAAGCTGGTAAGTATGGAATGACTGTATAGGAGAGTATGAGCAAATTTAAAGAGATATTAGAAGCTACAGTAACAGGTGGTTATCCAAATGATGGTTATCGTGGTGTAGCATCTGATGATGATCTTCCTACAGGAAATATTGTCTATGGTGAGAAGTATAAAAGAATACCATTTTTCAATCGTTTAACTAGTTTTCAAAAGAATTGGATCATTGATAACGGGCCTTGGGATTGGGATCAGTTTAGGAATTGCGTAGGGATGGAAGACCTTGAAAACTATTCAAAAACATTAGATAGTATGAAAGATTTATTTCCAGGATATACTTGGAAGAATATATGGAAAAGAATGAGAGAAGTCCCTGATGATACAGTACAAGCAGATTATAAGAAGGGGTTAGAAAAACAAAAAGATGTAGAGAATCAATTAGGTAAGGACACTGAACCTCATTATTCTTTTAAAAAAGCTGGAGTAACAGAAGAATCTATAGAAACTAGAATCAATTTTATATTATAGGAGGACATTAATATGTCAGAGCATAGTAATATTTTAGCTAAGTATGAAAAGATGTTTGAAGATGGATCTGCTTACAAGCCGATCAAGTTGAATCAACAGACGCCTTCTATGTCAGAAGCAGGAGGAGGAGGAGTTCCAGAAATGTCAGAGACACCTCTTGGTGATCCTAATACAGGTGGAGGAGGAGAGGCAAAGCCGATATTCAACGAAGGCTTTGATGCTTCTCGTTCTAATGCAATGGAACAGAAAATAGCAGAAGCTATGAAAGGAACTCCAACAGGAAATCCGCACGCTAACACTCAGCCTGTTACAGTGCAAAATGATGGTTACGAAAAGTTGGAGCGAAGAATAGCAATGCTTGAGCAAGCATTGACTCTAGTAATGGAACAGCAAACCAAAATGCTAAGAGAGAGTAAATGAATTCAGGTGGACTAATAAGACCGAAGTGGGATTTACACCATTTAGAAAACAATCCAGAGCATGACTTGTACATGAGTCTGATTGTAGAATATACCGATATATCAGGTATAGAATGCCTATACTACATTAGAGATGAGGCAGTAGAGAAGGATTACTTATATGGTGAATCTACACGCACAAGGTATCTGGAGCCGAAGAAGACGAGGTTTATATATGAGCCTACAGAAGAGCCTACTCTTACTACTGGTTTCGGAATCAATTCAGAGGAAGTAATTCAATTTGCTGCTATTCCTAAATTGATGTTCAATAGAGATGTGAGTTTTCAGACGGAACCGCTGAGTGCTACTTATCATCCAAAGCCTGGAGATGCTGTTATTACCCTTTGGAATGATAGAGCCTACGAAGTAGCAGATGTAGGAGAAGAAGAGAAAATTTTCCAACTGAAAAAAATGATTTGGGGGTTAGTACTACGACCTTACAGATTTAGCGAGGAGTCAGAGTCAGCAGAAAGGATCTCACGATTCAACAGACCGCCTAGTCCTCATCTCAATACAGATCGAGATATTGGAGGTAGTCATCCTCACGACACTGCGATTCCTCATACCGATACAGGAACTTTAACAACTCCGTTATCAGCATACGGAGATAATGACGATGAACTCGATGACGGTGATGTCGGTGGTATTTTTAATGACGATCCTGAGATCCCGTTTGAAAAGACATCGGATGACAATGAAAATATAGAAGACGAAAGTGATGATATTTTTGACTATACTAAAAATGTAGACATAGATTCATCAATTTATG